CCCCCATCCCCCATCCCCCCATTCTATGGAACCAACCAATCAGAGATTTTCCATTGCCGTTTTTTTACCGTGACATTCTCTACATAATGCGACTAAATTGTCTACGTGATTGCTACCACCATATTCCAATCGAACCTTGTGGTCGACCTCAAACCACGCAGATAATTGTGTTTGACAATCGCCACAATGCCAACTTTGACGTGCCGCCACGAATTTCTTTTTGGTTTCACTTACAGAACGTTTCGTCCCTTTTTTTCCGGATTGCATTATGCGTTGTTCTCCCACGGGTTGTCCTACAGGGTTATTTTGTGCTTGCGTCGCATATTCGCTTCCACCACCTCCCATTTGTATGATGGGTCGTTGGCCGCCGATGCCGGCCCCACCACCACCACCACCACCCCCTCCTCCGCCAAAGTTGTTTTTGGAAGTGAAATCCAATATGGGCGATAATATACTCGATGTTGTGTTGTCTAAAGGTAGATATTTGATATAGTCATTCGAGGTCATAATCATCTGTTGTGCACTCAATGGATTCTGTTTGAATAGCCAATACATAAACAATCCCCCTACGGCAATTCCCACCATTTGATAATATTTTTTCCATTTCCACAAGTCTTTCACGTATTTTCCGTCCGTATAAATATACCATATTAAAAAAGCGGTAATTAAAAATATATATATTTCAATACGCATATATATATTATTTATACTATATGACCACCTCGATTAGCCATAAAGATTGTATATGACAATACACGCCAAAATGACGAATATAGCCAATATATATCTCTTGTGAATACCGATTCGTTCACTTATTACCACGGGTTTAGGGGTATAATGTGTCAAATATCGGTGATAACTTTCGGCTAAAGATATTTCCGGTTTTTTCAACCATTCGTTGTATTTATTGTGTATGAAACACACCCAACGGACAAAAGAATCGCGATTATCCAGATAGGGTCTTACCGGGTATTTGTCGAGAGTCTTACTAAATTTATCGCCAATGTCCTTGTCGGGAATAAACATTGGGAAATTCTGTATTAAATCATAGTATTTTCGTTTGGTCGTCGCATTCGGGTATTCGGGATATGACATCGCAATCGTATGTAGGAAAAACCAATAATGAGGACCCCATACATCTGGCTCGAATTTCATTGTGTAACTGCAAATATAACTATTGTCGGATAATTTATTCCCTTGGGAAACTATATAAATGGTTTTTCGCAAATCATATAGTGGTTTTTTACAATAACTGAAAATGGATATTACAAATATATACTGTAATAATTGCGGGAAAAGTGGTCATATATTTAATAATTGCAAAATGCCCATCATTAGTATTGGAGTCATTGCATTTCGGATACATCCAACCACGAATATTCACGAATATTTAATGATATGTAGGAAACATACTTTGGGATTCATGGATTTCGTTCGTGGAAAATATTCGGTGTATAATCGCGATTACATTTTGAATTTGTTTTATGAAATGACGGATTCAGAGATTGAGATAATTCGCCAACAGAAATTCGAAACTATTTGGAATACGATTTGGAATGGTTCTAAATCCACGATCGCCCAATATCAAATGGAAGAATCCGTTTCATCGGACAAATTCAAAAATCTTACAGAAGGTGTCATTAGCCATTCGGAGTATTATTCTTTGGCGACATTAATCGAAGAACGCAACCGTTTGAATAAATGGCAAGAACCGGAATGGGGATTCCCGAAAGGTCGACGAAATCAGGGGGAAAAAGATTATGAATGTGCCGTGCGCGAGTTTTCCGAAGAAACGGGATACAATAAATTCTGTTTGACAAATATGGATAATATATTGCCGTATGAAGAAATTTTCATTGGTTCGAATTACAAATCTTATAAACACAAATATTTTGTCATGTACATGAATTACGGGGATTCGTTGAAAATGAAATTCCAAGAAAACGACGAAGTCAGCAAATTGGAATGGAGACCATTTAAAGAAGCGGTTGAAAGCATACGACCTTATAATTTAGAAAAAATACGCATTTTAGAAAATGTGAATGAATCGTTGACGTCCTACAGGATTGTTTATTAGGGGGGTGGCGAAGCCACCCCGGTCATCCCTACCCCTTCCCCTACCCCTTCCCATTCCCCCTACCACCCTTTTCGGTAAATTCTTTATATATAAATTATGTTGTATATATAAAGTATGTCGGATGTTACAACCATAAAAAAAACTCGTCAAAAACCCAGAAAACAGACTCGGCGAAAATCACCTGTTGCAAACATACCACAACCATCTACGAAAGCAAAGAAACCGGTTCCGTTTGATATACAGAATCTACAACATAGTCGGACCATCATTGACTGGTTTAAGACACATACAGAACCTATCCAACATCTGGATTCGTACAAAGACTCCAAAACCGGATATTATGATAAATCGAAATTACGCAAGAATTCTCTGAAATTCGATATTCCTTTAAGAACCCAAATTACAAAAGATACCGGTATTATATTTTTGATGAATGTCCAAAACCTGAACTATCTATTTAATCTGTATGACCCCGACAAAACATTTACAATACCCATTCGTGGCAAAAACCGGGATTACAATCGTCATACAGGTTATTATTTTATTAATAATGATAAGGGACTTCAAGGATGGGTATTGAAATCGTCGCCGGTTGTTGCGGTTGCTGCTGTCACTGCTGCTGCTGCCCCCGCCACCAATAAACAATCCTCTTCGAACTCGTCTCTTTCGCCATTGTCCTCCATTAAACCCGCGACTCCACGTGAACCACCACCATCCCCATCCCCCATAGCAGCGGCTGCACCTACTCCTACTCCTATTCCCGCCGCCACCGCCGCCACCTCCGCCACCTCCGCCACCGTCTCTGAATCGTCCACAAACCAAAATAACCTGTTGGACCCCGAACGTGCCGAATATGATTCGAAAAAACACAATGATTTTCTGTATCCATCTCTGAACGATCCCCATTTTTCTCAAGAAATTGCCAACAAAAAAGAATTTACAGATACGCGATACGACGGCAAGATACACAATATCGAAGAATACGCCGATATACTCTGTAATACCAAATTCGAATTAGCCCCTCATCAACTTTTTGTCCGAAATTTCCTTTCTAATGATACGCCCTACAATAGTCTATTGCTTTTCCACGGATTAGGAAGCGGTAAAACGTGTAGCGCAATCGGAATCGCCGAAGAATCGCGTTCTTTTATGAAACAAATCGGTCTTACAAAGAGTATATTCATTATTGCCACGCCGAATGTCCAACAGAACTTCAAAATACAACTGTTTGACCCCCGAAAATTAAAACAGGAAAATGGCGTATGGAATATCAATTCCTGTGTAGGAAACTCGCTTTTAAAAGAAATCAATCCAATGAATATGAGCGGTCTTACCAGAGAGAAAATCATTGCACTTATTCAAGCCGTCATAAATCAATATTATGTATTTATGGGATATGTCGAATTCGCCAATTATATTCAATCCCGAATCCGTATTTCGACGGACCTTTCAGAGATGGAAAAAGAACGAAAAGAACGCGCATTAATACAACATTTTTTCAATAATCGTCTGGTCATTATCGATGAGGTTCATAATATACGTCTTACAGATGATAATAAGAATAAACGGACGACAACCCTTTTAATGAAAGTGGCGAAATATTCGCAAAATATGAAATTGGTGGTTTTGTCGGCAACGCCCATGTACAACTCCTACACGGAAATCGTATGGCTATTAAATCTATTAAATACCAATGACAAACGCAATACAATACAAGTAAGTCAAGTGTTTGATGCAGATGGGGAGTTCCAAAACCAAAATAAAAAAACAAAATCGGGGAAACATTCAGAGATTGAATCCGGCGAAAGTTTATTGAAACGTAAATTAATTGGATATGTATCCTATGTCCGTGGCGAGAACCCCTATAATTTCCCCTACAGGATTTATCCCGCGGATTTTGCCAAACCCCGTGCCATCCAATCACACAAATTCCCTGTAAGACAACTCAATGGGAATCCGATTCCCAATGAACAACAGAAACGCAAATTACCCCTGTATGTAGATATGGTCAACACAAATACATATCAATATCAAGTGTATGACAAGATTATTCATAGTAAAAAAATGGGGAATATCCAAAATATGGATTCGTTTGGATACACGATGTTACAAGCCCCGATTGAAGCACTCAATATCGTTTATCCAGACGAAGATTTTATTTTGGACGACAAAGAAATGGGTGTGGGGTCGGGGTCGGGGTCATCGGACCGTGTCAAACACAATAATGCTTTATTATCTACCATGATTGGCAAAGCCGGATTGGACCGTATTACAACCAGTACTGTTTTAAAATCTCCCTATATTCGAACTAATTTTGCATATAAGTCAGAGATTGTGAAAAAATATGGAAGAATTTTCCATCCAGAAAATCTCAAAAATTACAGCGCAAAAATAGCCAGCATTTGTCAAACAGTATTATCTTCGGATGGTATTATACTCATATATTCGCAATATATTGATGGTGGTGTAGTTCCCATTGCATTAGCATTGGAAGAAATGGGATTTGCTAAATATTCGTCTCCTTCCGCGGATGGCGGTCTACCCGCAAGATCACTCTTTAAGACCCCTCCTACAGAACCTTTGGATGCTCTTACTCGACTCCCCCGTAGCAAAAATAGAACGGGTCACATTTTTTATCCTGCCAAATATGTAATGATTACGGGAGATGTGACCTATTCACCGAATAATGCGGAAGATATTAAAGCGATTACGAATACATCCAACAAGGATGGTCGAGAAATCAAAGTGGTCTTGATTTCGAAAGCCGGTTCAGAGGGTCTCGATTTCAAATGGATTCGGCAAGTACACGTATTGGAACCGTGGTATAATATGAATCGAATTGAACAGATTATTGGGCGTGGTGTCCGAAATATGAGTCATTGTGGTATCCCTTTTATCGAACGCAATGTCGAAATCTATTTACATTGTACCCTGTTTGAATCGGCGGCGTCGGCGTCGGCGTCAGCGGCGTCGGCGTCGGCGTCAGCGGCGTCCGAGACCGAGGCCGTCGATTTATACATTTATCGATTGGCCGAAAAGAAGGCGTTGCAAATCGGGAAAATCACACGAATGTTAAAACAAACCGCGGTGGATTGTCTATTAAATATAGAACAAACCAATTTCACCGAAGAGAAATTATTCGAAGAATTGAATAACCAGAATATTCGATTACGTCTTTCAAGTCAAACAGAATTATTGCCTTTTAAAATCGGAGATAAACGCGAATCGTATACCGATGTATGTGACTATATGGACAATTGCGAATATCAATGCTTACCCAATGCTCGTGAGAAACGAGGACAATCTAACTTTATGACATACAATGAAAAATTCGTGAATTCCACCAAAGAACAAATTGTGGATCGTATTCGCCAATTATTCAAAGAACGAACATTTTATTCAGAGAAATCTCTGATTCATCAAATAAATATTGTCAAAAAGTATCCATTAGAACAAATATATCATACATTGTCCTATTTGATTGGCAACCAAAATGAATATTTGACCGACAAATATGACCGAAGGGGGTACTTGATTGAAAAAATGGGTGTTGCCTCTGATGGGAAAACCGAGAGTACCTATTATGCATTTCAGCCAATGGAAATCACGGACGAAGAAGCCAGTGTGTATGAACGAACCATGCCCGTGGATTATAAACGCGGTTCATTGAATTTGGAATTGAACCCAAATCCGCAAATATTGGCGGTAGAACGGCAGATTTCGATTGAGAAACCGGATACGATTCAAACAGATGGTTTGGAAAATACAATCTCTGAATCTATAAAAGAAAAAATACCGAAAGAAATATCAGAAGTATCAGAGAATGTCCAACAGGATTATTCTAATTTGGCCAATGAAATTTATCAAGATATAATTCAATGTATTCAAACACCGAATCCGAAGAAACCGACCAAAGAAATGAAAATAGATTGGTTCTTTAATTTGAAATTTGGAGATGACCCTCGAGACGTCGCCATTTCGGCGGCGGCGGCAACAAATGGTTCTAAACGGGAAATTGAAAAACGCGAAAAGAAATCTCTGAAAATGCTTCTCAATAAAGTCCATGGACTCATTCCGGAAGATATTGATTTCTATGCTATGCGACACTATATGGATACTCTCACCAATACTAAAAAACAGGCATTATTGTCTGAATATTTCCAACCAATTGCGAATCCTACAGACCATTCTCTGATTAGTCAAATAAATCAATATTTTCACGAACGATTATTGGTCATTCCAACCATGACGGCGGTCATATTCTCCAATGAAAATAGTTATGTTATTTTGAAACAATCCAAAACCAATCCGCGTGAATGGACGAAAATATCTCCCGAAGACAAATTCAAATTAATGGCACCTCTGAAAAAACTCATTGTCCCATTGAACAACGTAAATCATTTTGTAGGATTTATGCATCCATTCAAAGGGAATGAAGTTGTATTTAAAGTGAAGGATACGACACAGAAAAACAATAAAAACAACAAGGGTGTGAAATGTGATATTATGAGCAAACCGCGAATCATTGAAAAGATAAATCATGTTTTAGGGGAGGACGTGTATCAATCGCGGGGAATACAATTGGAAAATATTGACAAAATACAATTGTGTATTCTGTTGGAAATATTGATGCGCCATTTGACGCGGACCGACCCACCCAATGTACGGTTTTATGACGCCGAGAGTGCCATACTGAATACAGTGGTAGACATGTAATCATATAACCCGGTCAATAAAATTGATTAATAAAATATCAAACTGACTTAAATATATCGTACATATATATATTTAAATGCAACCACGAAACAATAAATCCAATGCTGCCGCAACTACAGAAAGAATCTATGGCGTCTATATTCGTTCGATGCTAACCAGTAAAATCGCGATTCCTATTACGGCCATCGGCAAAAACATCAAACAGAATTTAGAAAAGATTATTTCGGAACGCGCAGAAGGAAAATGTATTCCCGAAGGATTTGTAAAACCGCAATCGATTCAAATACTCACATATTCATCGGGAAATGTAATGGGACAAAACGTAGAATTCTGTGTGACCTATGAATGTCTCATATGTAATCCGGTGGAGGGAATGATAATTGACTGTATGACAAAAACAATTACCAAAGCCGGAATTCACGCCGAAGTTGTGGACGAAAAAGGCAATGTTCCCATTACGATTTTTGTGGCTCGCGATCATCATTATCAAAATCAACATTTCAATGAAATCAAAGAAAACGAACGGATACAAGTGCGCGTCATTGGTGTTCGGTATGAATTGAATGATACATATATTAGTGTTATTTCGAAATTAATAGATCCGAAATCAGAGATTGGTCATAATAATAATAATAATACAGACAGACGAAAACATCGTGGTGGAAGCGCAAGTATGGATGCCATTGAAGCATATGAAGAAGAAGGGGGTGGTGTGGGGATAGTGGAGGGTGGTGATGATGCCATCGACGAATACTATTCAGATAATTGAAACAATATAAATATTTGATATATATGTTTATACATACATACATATACACACAATATAATATGGATGAAACGTGTATAGATACAAATCCTACACCCATTTCATTAGAAATGGTCAAAGAAGTCGTCGAGAAAATGAACAAACATCATCAAATTGAAATCTTGAAAATCATACATAAACATCCTACAATTAAAATCAACGAAAACAAGAATGGAATTTATATTAATTTAGCCTATTTACCACAAGATGTCCTACAGGAAATTCACAAGTATATCGAATATACCGAACAACAAGAATCGTCGTTGAATACATTTGAAATTCAAAAAAACGAATTCAAAAATACATTTTTTGATGGATAGATTATACCACCTCCCAAAATCACATAAAGATATTTCAATATATTTTATTGTAATATACAATGACTATGACTAATTTTGCATTTGTAAATCGAACATTTGAAGAGAGTTTCAGAGAATTGGAAAAATACACATTCACGAAATCATTCCAAGACTATGCTTTTTCAAACACACAATCCACAATCAAGCATCCCTTCATTGCCGCTGCTGCTGCCACCACCGCCACCACCACCACCACCACAAGCATCCACGAATCCGAAATCACAATGAATCCATACACGAAAAAACAGGCGGTGAAGCCACCCACGCCCCCGCCCCCGCCCGCGGCGGCTTCGCCGCCCCAACCAAAATCCCTGTATGACCCCGCAGCGGCAGTATGCAGCGACACCCTTTTTTGGTCCATATATATCGGTGTATATGGCATCTCCGAATATCAACGCATAACTACCAATTATGGATTATGTGAATTGAACGAGAAAAAGAAAATCGCCGAATTTTTAAATAAAAGCGAAAACAAATTGAAAATGAAGGCGACTTCATACAAAGTCACCAAAGGCGCTATCCAAGAGATTCAGTCGGATTGTCATACACAGACTTCGACCACCAGTTTTCCAGTGGTCATTGCAATGTCCGTGTTTTATGAAAAGAATATTTGGATAGTCGACCAAAAACGCAATGTATTTTTGAAATTCAACGGAAAGCCAGATTCGTCGGAGGCGTCGGCGGACGCGTCGGAGACCCCATCCAAAAATCCCTGTATGATCCTATACAAGAACTCGCCGACTAATCCAAAACACAAAATAAGATATTCTGTTGAAACGTGTCCTACAGTGGATTTGGTAATGAACATCTCTGAAAAAATGATTTGTTTAGACCATTATGAAACACCCATAAAAGCCGCCTCGAATTATAAAATGGAAGATTTGGAATATATGGCCGAGTTCCTACAGGTCAATTTGAATGAACACGCGACCACGTGTTCCGGTAAAAAACTCAAAAAAATGGATTTGTATAATTTGGTCAAACAGATGTGTGTATGGTCATAAAGTATAATAAAATTGATGCGAAATATAAAAATATATAGATATATATATCTATATATTTGCAATGACAGAAAATACGAAACAATTGAATGCCGCATTTACAAAACTCGTATCTCAGTATTTAGATTCAAATCCATCTATGCGTCACGATTACAAAACCAATGAATTCGAGATTCGATTCAATAGTAGTGGTGGTGGCGGTGGAGGTGGTGGTGGCGGAAAAAAACCATTTACGAAAATCCATTTCGACAATGTGGTCAAACATTTATATTCCGCCGGATTCGAAACGGAAAATGCGGATGGACAACATATTCTCCGTGTTATCCCAGAACATATTGACCGCAAAACCGGTGTGACCAAAATGTCTAATATACGTGCGGAAATTCACGGTATGGACCTAATACAAGAATACTGTAGGACAAACGATTTGAAAAAACTGAATGAAATGGCATCGGGACTTTCGAATAAACTCAGTTTCACACAAAAATTGAGCGGTAAAGACGAATCGGGGGCGTTTATTAAACCGGTGGATTTCACCGATTTCAATTTCCGCGTTTCGTATCAATTGGAACAATCATATGGATTGCATACCAAAATCGGGAAAGAAATTCTGGACCGATGGACGGAATCCAAAAAGATATTCCGTTTAATGAATCGCATCCGGTTTTCGCATCCCACATATCCCGTATATGCCGATTTAAGTATTGTGAAAACATCCCGCCGAACCAACAAAATCATGATTCCCGAATATACCATTCAAGACGCCGGTGTATTTACAAATCCCGAAGAATACGAAATCGAATTGGAAATCAACAATACCGCGGTTGGAAATGGAACGGTTTATAATACCGCCGATTTATTAATGGATGGATTACGAAAGAGTATTCGTGTTGTATTGAGCGGATTACAAGGAACGAATTATCCCATTTCAAATACCGAACAATCGGGTGTCCTACAGGAATATATGCGTATTTTGAATGGGACCGCCGATGAGAGCGATGCAGATTCCGTACCGAAATACCGCGTGTCAAACAGGGATTTCATTGGTCCCGGTATCACCACATTACAAATGGAAAATATTATGGTTCCTACCCCGGAAACCAAGGCCATTCCCAACATCCGCAATCAATACTGTGTGACCGAAAAAGCCGATGGTGACCGCAAAATGATGTATATTGCCGACAATGGCCGGATTTATTTGATTGATACCAATATGAATGTGGTATTTACCGGAATGAAAACGGAAGATAAAGTCTTGTGGATGTCGATTTTGGATGGCGAACATATCAAATACGATAGCAAAAAACGGTTCATTGATTTGTATACGGCATTCGATATTTATTATATACACAAAGTCAGCGTTCGCGATTTGGCGTTTTTACCCAATCCCGATGAATCGGCGGGGGCAGAGACACAAGAAGGTGAAGGGGAAGGCGAACGCAAAAAGGATACGGAGGCAGTGGCGGCATCCAAAGGCGAAAAATACAAAAACAAATACAGATTAATATTATTGAATGATTTTGTCAGCCGATTGAATCCACAACCTCTGTATGTGTCCACCGACGAAAAAGCCAAAAAACGAATTTGGAAACCGGTTCTCAATAAAAATGGCGAAACGACCTGGATGGATGCCCGTTCTGGCAAAATATCCAAAACCGAACCATCACCTTTCAAATGCAAAATGCGTATTCAATGCAAGAATTTCGCAGTGGGGTCGGAATCACACAGTATATTCGAAAAATGTTCGGAAATTCTCTCGAATATTCAAGGCGGACAATACGAGTATTTTACAGACGGTCTCATTTTCACCCCCATTAACACGGGAGTCGGAAGTGACCGTGTAGGACAATCCGCGCCATTGCGAAAGACCACCTGGGACCGGTCTTTTAAATGGAAACCAGTCGAACAAAACACGATTGATTTTCTGGTGAGTGTCAAAAAGGATAAACGCGGGAAAGACGATATACACAATATTTTCCAAGAGGGACGCAATCTGACTCACGTGCAGGAAATCTCGCAATACAAAACATTGGTTTTAAGATGCGGATTCAGCGAAAATATACACGGATATTTGAACCCTTGTGCCGATATCATACACGACCGATTCAACAATGACGGCGATGTCGACAATGAAGATGTATACCGACCCGAACCCTTTTATCCCACCAATCCATATGATACCAACGCCAGTATTTGCAATATTATGTTGCGACAAGACGGAACCAATATGGTTATGGTAACCGAAGAAGGCCAATATTTCGAAGAAGATATGATTGTCGAATTCCGATACGAAATGAATAATCCTATTGGATGGAGATGGATTCCATTACGTGTTCGATATGATAAAACGGGTTCATTGCGTGCCGGTGCGCGAGAATACGGGAATGCGTATCACGTTGCGAATAATAATTGGCATTCGCTGCATAATCCCATCACGGATGCAATGATACGAACCGGTGCGGATATTCCTACAAATGTCATACAGGATGATGTCTATTATAATCGCACGGAATCCGTCAGTATTACCCGCGGTCTCCGTGATTTCCACAATCGGTTTGTCAAAGACCGGCTAATCAGTTCGGTATCGAATCGCGGCGATATCCTGATAGATTATTCTGTAGGAGCCGGCGGGGATTTGTCGAAATGGATTCGGGCAAAACTGGATTTCGTTTTTGGTATCGATTTGTCCAAAGATAATATTTATAATAATCACGACAGTGCGTGCGCGCGATACCTCGAAGAACGTAAGAAACGCGCGAAAATGCCGTATGCACTCTTTGTTCACGGCAATAGCGTGGTCAATATCCGCGATGGGAAAGCGTTTTTCGGAGACAAAGACCGGGAAATTGCCCGTGCTATTTTTGGAAATGGTCCCAAAGATATGGGTCAATTGGGAAAAGGCGTACATCGTCAATACGGCGTAGCACAAGAGGGATTCCATATAAGTTCGGCCATGTTTTGCATCCACTATTTCTTTGAAAACCTGAAAACGTTTCTGGGATTTATGCGCAATGTGGCCGAATGCACTCGATTAAATGGGTATTTCATCGGAACTTGTTATGACGGTAAAACGGTGTTCAAGATGCTGGAAAGCCTTCCAATGGGAAATAGCCATGTCATTATGAAACAGGGGAAAAAGATACACGAAATTGAAAAGGCGTATGATTTCACCGGGTTTCCGGATAATGATATGTGTTTGGGATACAAGATTAATGTATTTTATGAAACCATTAATCGATTGTTGTCGGAATATCTCGTGAATTTCGACTATATGAAACAGATTGCGGAACTATATGGATTCGTCTTGATTTCAAAAGACGAAGCGGAAAATATGGGACTTTCCAATGGAACGGGATTATTCAGTGAAATGTATTCAAAGATGGAATCGGATGTCAAACAGAATCGTAATTTATCGGCCAATTATGGCAAGGCAATGTATATGACTGCCGAAGAACGCGCCATTTCGTTTCTAAACCGATTCTTCGTTTTTCGGAAAACCATGAATGTGGATACCGAAAAAGTAACCCGACGATTAATGCAGAAACACGGTTTAAAAGGCATCGACGAAGAAATGGAACAAGACGACCGCGAGATCCAACAGGTTATTTCGGAGATGGATAAGAAGACCGCTGCCGCTGCCGTACCGAAAGTGCGCAAGACTCGCAAACCCAAAATGGTATTGGCGAAATATTCACCTGTAGAATCATCGCCTGCCGCTGCCGCTGACGCCGAAGGAGAACCGGCGAAATAAATAATTGTGGGATGGGTGGGATGGGGAAATATGGACATCATATACAAACGACATAAAAAGTTTACAATATTATAATTAGCCGTTTTTACATA